TTAGATAGGAAAACTAAAGGAAGCAAAAAAATTTGGGGGCATTAAAAGGGGCATAAACGGAAGATAAGAAAATAGACTTTTTGTATTCAACGAGTTATAATGATTTTCGATTCCGCCTCCGGCAGTCGAGGCAAACCGCGTCCCATCGGCGTAATTACCCACAGGTTGTGCGCCGATATCCCACACATTTAAATTTACATCGTCGGCTAATGATTTGCCGTTAACTTGTCGGAACCGCATTTTGGGCCTGCTCCACGGTTTTCTCTAACCCGATATTTCTCACAAACGCCGCTTTATCCGGAATATCCGCCCCGTTCTGCGCTTTGTCGAGGCGGCGGCTGGCGTTGTCGTTGGCATTCGTGGCTAATTTCTGACTGGCGGCCAGTGAACTGGATTGGCCAAAACTGTCAGTCAGTTTAGCCTGAGAGTCAGAGAGCATTTTGCCTATTGCCTCTGACAACTGGGCGTCATTGGACTTATCCAGCTTTATGCCGGCTTTCAGTAACACGTTAATAATTTCCCGCTGCACGGTGTTAAACCACGCTGATTCTAAGATAGTCGGCGGGATACCCGCGGCGACGTTACCATTGGTGTATTCACCGCGACTGTCCGCGGTGTTCGTAATATCACCGATTTTTTGCATAATGAGTCCTCACTCAATCAAGGTGATGAAAATAAAATTGAATTGAAATTAATAAGGGCTACTGGCTGTAACCGAACTGAAGGATCGTGTGAGACGGGCTTATCCGCTGAAACTGGCACTCGAGTTTTTTATTGCCCCATGAACGCAACGGATCACCGCAATAACTGCCGCCGGCCACCGCGTAATTTATCGTGGTGGCCGGGGCACTAATGCGCCAGACAAACGGCCAGTCACCACCGTTCAGTGCATCACCACACGCTGACATACCTGCTCTGGCCTGCCGGAATTCCGTGACAGTAATGTGAAATCCCAGTTCTGCCGCCAGCCCAATAAAATAGGCTTTGGACTGACCGCCTGTGCGTAATAGCTTTGCGACCACGGATTTTTGCCGCAATGAAATACTGTCAATTTCCCCAATCGCACAGTCATCCGGCAACCCCAGCGATTTTTCCCATTCTGGTAACATGATCGTTGCGGTTGCCGGGAAGCTGCCTTCCAGTAATAAATGCGCATCCTGATCACTGCGATGATAGCTCCGGGCAAGCGCCCGAATGACCTTACTGATAGCCGACTCCGGCCGCCGTGTCCACGCCATCCCGGTGGGTAACAGGCCATTTAATGCCGTGGTATAATCCGCCACACTGTACTGTTTCATGTGTATTTCACCTCCCCCCTTACCGGCAAATGACCAACCGGTAAGGTAATATTGTCTGTCGGTGAGGTGATCACAAATCCTGCTGTGCCCGGCACATCCGCAATGGTATATTGCAGTGCTGAAATTAAGATACGCCCTGAACCATCCGGGTTACCGTTTTCAAACAGCACGTTATCAATTGCCTCATTAATACGCGCCGTCACATCAGTGCTGATATGAGAAAGGCCGTGGAGGGTAAAATCCAGCCGGTACTTTATCGGCGATAACACCCAGACTAAAGCCGTGACCGGTTGTAAGGTATACAGGGTGTTGGCCACACGCAGCTGATCCCCGGCGGCATGGACGGCATACGGTTCATGGGAAGATACGCCATCTGCACCGACAGGAAAACCGTCCTGCGCATTGTTATCACACATAATATAAACCCCCACTGTACCAGCCCCTGCTGCTCTGGGTCTGACCCAGACCCGGGTGATGCCCGGCACGGATAGCGCCCATTGCTTATAATCGTCACTGGCGCCGCCCTGGGGTGTGCCCTGATAGGCCAGCAGCATACGGGAACGAAAATCCGCTTCGTTCTCAATATCCGCCCCGCCGGTAATGGGTGCAATCGCTGTCCCTTCAACATCCACGCCCGCCAGACTCTGATCCAGTGTTAATACCGTACCCGATGGCGCATTGCCGGCTGCCCCGCCTCCCGAATCATCTTCTGTGGCTTCCGGCAAGCGAGCTGTCAGCCGGGCATCGCCCCGCCCGTCAGTATTAATGTGAGTCTCAGTCAGTGTCTGGTACTGATACCCATCTCCCCGGTTTAGTCTTGTCCCGGCAGGGATAATCGCGCCCGCCACCCCTGTAAACTGATACTGTGTACAGTGCGCGCCCGTCGCGGGTTTGCGAAAAATCTTCTTTAACGCCGCCCAGCCGGATAACCATTCATCGGTGGCAGTAAACGGGGTGGTTTGCCGGGCGATATAGTCAAGGTAACCGTAATGCAGGTGCGCCATACCGGCGTCCATATCAGCCAGTACGCCCATATTGGAAAAGCGCAATAACGGGCCGGTTTGCTGTAATTCTGACTGTAAGTAACGGCGGTTCTGCGCCCGGAGTTCAGTGAGTGTTTTTCGTTTAAAGGGCATTTTCTCGCTCCCAGACCCAAAAAAAGCGTAAATCCTCGTTATCCCGCCCCGGACGCTGATAACGGATTATCATGTTCAGCCGGTTGGGCCAGACAATTTGTGTGCGGATATCAATTGCGGCGGCCACCCCATCGTCCAGCATCCATTGCAGTGCTTCACGGGCATAATCCTCAGCCGCCAGCGCCACGGCGGTGGTTAATTTCTGCCGGTGTAACAACCACAGCCGGGAACCAATGAGATAGTCTGCACGACTGTCACCCCACCAGCCGCGACGGTCAGTACCGTCAATGTCATCGTCAGGCCGCGCCTGCCTGTCCGTAAACAAACTGATAATGATAGCGGTTTGCAGATCATGCCCGGTCACTAAATCCCCGTGCCCCACCAGCCAGTCCGCATGAATATTTTTGACATCCCACCAGGAAGTAATATCACTCATTTGACGGTTTCTCCTGTTATCTGACTGGTGACCGTTGCACCGCCCGATTTCACACCGGATACCGGATGGGTGTGACGGTTGTAGGCCTCACGCAACTGTTTCAGGGTCGTGGTATTAGCATTGCAGTTGTCAATAACATCACCGGTCACTTTCAACACCGGCGTATTCAATAGCACCTCGGTGGACGCATTGACGGTCACTTTTGACGCATTATTTACGGTGACCGGTTGCCCTTTTGCTTCGACGGTGATCCCCGATGCGGTCAGCAGAATATGCAGCCCCCACTGGTTATACACCACCACTTCCCCGGCATTCAGCCCTGTGTACCGGTACTGTTGATGGTTGCTGCCAATCACCACCGCGTTAGAGCGGTCACCGCCCAAAAACGCCAGTACAACATCGGTGTCGGCGGGTAACCCGGAAGAAAACCCAAACTCAGCCATCCGATGGGTGTTGTCCCGGACTTCCATCGCTGTTTGATACTGCACCTGCTGAATAACCCCTTTATCATGACAGGAAGTTACCCGGCCCAAACCGAGCATCATCATGGCGCGCCGGTATAAGTTTTTAACGTCCATAATCACGAAGCTCCATTATTGAGGTATAGAATTCAAAGGGCTGCACCGCGAACGCGGCCGGCGGCATTAACGTGAGTTCCGCCCGTGTGCCCTCGTCTTTATTGCGGACATAGGATACTTCTGATAACAGCCATTGCTCAGACGCCAGACCGAACACGGGTAAATGGATCGGTATCAGGGTATTGGGTGTCCATAAGGTGCCGCTGACATCCCGCCAGCTGTCAACCAACACCTTGAGCACCTTAGAGCGTCCGTAACGGCGGTTCATTTCCCAGTCAATCGCCTCTTGCTGACGCCCCCGGGTATGCAGGGTACTTTCGATAATGGTGACATAATTGCGGTAGCGCATTTTAGCGGCTTCCGGATCTCTGGCTTCCGCAATTTTGACTGCCTGATAACCCTGCCCGGCGGATAACTCACTTAAGCCACTGACATTCATTGACAGGCCAGTATATTCTGAGAAGCGCTCATTCATGGCGGACTGGTAATCTGCCTGTTCAATGTTTTTCCCCTGTGCCACCCCACTGGCGGCTACCTTGTCACTGACGCGGGTCAAAAATAAATTGCCGTCCGGGGTGTCGTAATACAGCAGAGCCGACCAGCGGGTAATACGGTCAATCACTTCCTGTGAAGATTCACCCCAGTTCAGGGTAAACTGTGGTACAGACTTCATACCGGTCACATCGGAAGTCACCTCAATGCCGTACCACTGCGCCAGTTTCCGGGCAATCTGCAACGGTGTGGCCCGGCTAATCACGTTCTGCGGCCATTTCGCTGAACAATCAACCAAATCCTGACATTTACCGCGGCCGGTGACCCGTATCTGGTGAATACTTTTGTTAATGGATGAATGCCAGATATCGATATATCCCGTCATCACCGGATCGTTTCCCAGCAGCACCTGACAGGGCTGGCCCGCTTCCACCTGTTGTTTCTCATCGCTGCCGGGGTAATAGTCCATCAGCATCAGTTCAAAATCGGACGGCAACCGTTCAATGCCACGTGTTACACGCACACTGTCCCAGCCGTAAATGGCCTTACCGCCAATCACTAATGACAATTCATCGTTTTTTTTCATTGTCTCAGCGCCTTAAATCGGAGCGGCATAAACGCCGGATGACGGGGGTTACTCGCCTGTATCAGTTCATCACTGCGTCCGGCCTCAGCCCCTTTCAGTACTGCACTGGTTATAAACTCATCCCGCAACGCCATCAGGGACTGATAAATCTCATCCATGCTTAAATCCCCCGCCATCACTAATGCCGTATCCAGTGCATGACACACCCTTTTCTGTAAATCATGGGCTTCCTGATTGTTGGCCGGGGTAAACTCACTGGCAGCCTGTGCCATTGCACCCGCCGACAACACCACCAGCAACAATACGGTCATTTCAGTCACCTTCCGGTCAACTGTGCCTTGCTGATAGCGGGTATTCTGAAAAGCAGCAAGATGTTCAAAGATAGCCACTTTCTCATCAGTACTGCCGGCGGCCTGACTAATCGCCATCACCACACTGCCGGCGGCCTCGCTGAAGACTTCCACGGTCGGGGCAAGGCTCAGGGCATCAAGGCTACGGGTAATGGCCTGACGGCTCATCACCACCTCGGCGGTGGTTTTCTTCACTATCTCAGCATCATTGCGGCTTCTGTCATCCCGTGACCGGAGCCCCGTGGCCCCTGATACGGTGCCGCCAATTTTCCCGCGCTGATAACGGCCATAACGCTCACTGCCGAAAGTGGTCTTTAACATATCACTGAGGTTGGTCACTTCATCCACCGAACGGGTCACCATACCCACCCATTGACTGGCGGTTTGTTTGATGATCCGCATCCCCTGTACTACAGAGCGGATTTCCCCCCTCACCATTGAAACATAACTTGCCAGTGCAGTGGTGTAGGTTTGCAGCCAGTTTTTCTTCACTTCAGCGGCGGATTGGGTGCTGTTGGTGACCGCAAAGACTTTCAGGCCGGATTCAATCACCGTTAACGTGAACTCAAACACCCGGCCTAAATCCTCAATCCAGGCAGTATCACGGTAAGGATACTCATGAACAGCCTGACGGCGGCCGAAGACACTTTCCCCGGATATCACGGCAAACGGCACCCCGCGAAAGGAAGCCGGGTGCAGATGCTCAGCCCATTGCCATGACGAATCACTGCCGCCCAATAATGAGGACAGGGCATCTTTAATGAATGCCAT